GTGTAATAATATTGTTGATGATAAAGAGTGTGGCAATATTATGGAAAAGAATATTGATTTAACTAAAGTTCAAGTTACATTTCCAGAAAATACAGAATCCGAGATTCAACTAACACCAAAAATTTCAATCAAAATGAAATATCCTGAATTTAGTGTGGTTAAAGATTCTCTAAAATATGAAGATATTAGTCAAGTAACCTTTAATATGATTGCTCAATCAATCGAGTATATTTACGATGGTGAACAGTTTTATTATGGCCATGAAGCACAACCTGGTGAAATGTTAGAATTTGTAGAAGGCATGAACCAAGAACAATTCTCTAAAGTAGAAAAGTTTTTAGAGAATCTACCAAAATTAAAAGAAGATGTGAATATCACCTGTAGTAAGTGTGGCTTCAACCACACGATAGAGGTGGAAGGGTTAGAAAGTTTTTTCGGTTAACATTTCGTCATGACAATCTGAGTAATTATTATAAAACAAATTTTGCTTTAATGCAACACCACAAATATAGTTTGACCGAACTTGAAAATATGTTACCTTGGGAAAGAGATATTTACATATCTTTGTTAATTTCGTATATTGAAGAAGAAAATCAAAAAATTAAAGAAAGACAAAGAAAATAGTAAATGGATTACCAAAAAGCCAAAGATGTTAGAGGTAAATCTTTTTCATCACTACTGATAGACAATATTGTTGGAGGTGGTGGTGTTGGTTCATCTTTAAGTAAAACGGTTTCAGAAAAAACCCAAGCAAACGTCAAAGGCATCAAACAGGCTTTTGATCCATTACAAATTGCCAAAACTTTAACTTTTGGTAGTAATTTGGCACCAGCATTATTAGGTCGTGCAATGGGTCGTAGTAAAGGAGATATTAAGTTTTTTACTGGTAGGACTAGAAAAAGACGTTCTGCATTTGCAAGTGCACTAGATAATTCTGCTTCTGGTATTGGCCAAGCAAATCCTGCTGTCGAGGCTTTAGGTAACATTTACGATCTATTGGTTGAAAAAGATGAATTAAGAAAACAAGAAATACTCGATAGAGAAAAAGAATCTAAAAATGAAGAAGATTATGCTGAGTTTGTTAATCAAGAATTAATTAAAGCATTAACTGCTCGTAGAAAACCTTCTAAAGAAAAAAAACAATATCGTGATGAAAAAGGCAGGTTTGCTAAAGAACCTCCTATTGAAGCGCCAAAAAGTGCACCAGCACCTAAACCAGCAACACCAGCACCAACACCTAAACGAGCAACACCAGCACCAACACCTAAACCAGCAACACCAGCAGCTAAGCCACCAGTATCAGCACCAGCAGCTAAGCCACCAGTATCAGCACCAGCAGCTAAGCCACCAGCACCAGCAGCTAAGCCAACAGTTAAACCATCTACAGCCGTAAAATTGTCAACTGGAGCTGCAGCAATATCAATATTGGGAGAAACCGGAGCAAAAACTCCAGAGCAAGCTTTAAAAAAAGGTGGCCAAATTGTGGGTAACGATCCTAGTGCCGGTTATTATTCATATGGAATTTTTGGTATGAATTCCAAATCAAAAACTATTGACGATTTTGTTGTACAGAACCCACAATTTGGATTTAAAGAAAAACCAGGCACAAAAGAATTTAACGAAGAATGGAAAAAAGTGGCATCTGAACGAGCAAAAGAACTGTTTGATGCACAGATGGATTGGTACGAAAAAAATGTATTTGATCCATTAAAGAAAGACTTATCATCTAAATTACCTAATGGTTTTGGAGAAGATCCTAGAGTAATATCTTATTTTGCTGATAGGCGAATACAATATGGAGAAGTGCAAGAAAATTCAGCAATAGAATATGCAAAAGCAGCTTCGACACCAATAGAATTTTTAGAAAAAATTACTGATTATGACTTAAATACTTTAAATTTGGCTTTTCCAACGGCCTTAAAAAATAATCCTGATATAAGAAAAGGTTTAGAAAATCGAGTAAAAAATAGAAAAAGTTTATCTTTATCAATTAATAATTCTGGCAATGTAATTGTTACCGGAGCTAAAGAGAATCAAGAACTTAAAGAAAGCTTAAATAGAGATAATCGAGCACAAGATACAGTAACGAATAATATTACTACAAATGCCAGTCAAAAAACGGAAGAACGAGAAGACCCCGCTGATGATAAACCAGCACTTATGAAGAAAAGGCGCAAGTAATGGATTACCAACAAGCACAAAAAATTAGAAGCAAATCTTTTGCTTCTATAATGACAGAAAAACTTGCTGAAGGTGGCAGTATTGGTGGCTCATTAAGAGCAACTGTTTCCGAAAGATCACAAGCAAGAATGAAAGGTATCAAAGAGAAGTTTGATATTTTAAATATTGCTAAGATGATGACTGGTGGTTCAAATTTGGCGCCTGCTATTTTGGGTAGAATGTTGGGCCGTAGCACAAGAGATATAAAATATTTTGCTGGCATTAAAGATAAAAAAACCGCCAGTAAATTGGGGCCAACTGGTGATGGCGTCAGTCCTGAAATGATGGACATTTTAGAAAAAATATATGAATTTTTAAAAGAAACAAATGATGAAGATAGATTAAAGAAACAAGAAGAATCTCAATTTGCCAAAGAAAAAGAATTAGAGAGAATGCGCCGACATAAAGAGTTAATGGAAGCCATAACAGGTAAACCTTATACAAACACTTATACAAAAGTTAAAAAAGAAGAAGATGGAACAAGTCTAATGGATTCCATTTTTGGTTCTGGGGCATTTAAATTATTAGGAAATTTACTTAAATTTGCAATTAGTCCTTTAGGATTAACAATTCTTGGTTTTGTGGCCGCACAACAATTTATACAATGGGTTGCTGATAACATGACAGATTATTCAGCAATTACTCCAAAACAAGCCGCAGAAATTTTGGAACGAAATGATCCAAATGAAATGAAGAAATATGGTGGTGTTGAAGGACTAAAAAAAATAATTGAAAATACTCCTGAAATAGCTCAAGAGTTGATGGATCGTTATAATGACCCCAATTTAAAACCAGAAGAAAAATTGCAAATTGAAAAAGAAGCAAGAAGATATGGTGGTATAGAATTAGTTAAACAAATAGCTAAAGAAGGAGAAATTTTTTATACACCAGGTGCGCAACAAGTTGAGTTTGCAGAAAAATTAGGACTTGGTGCAAGACCAACCAAAGATATGTTTCCAAAAGATTCACCACAAAGGCTTAAATTACGGCAAGATGAGTGGGACAAAATTGCTGCTGGCAGATATAATAACGATGGTACATTAAAAGAAGAATTTAGAATTAAAAAACCAGAAACAACGCCACAAGAAAAAACTGAAGTAAAACCCGCTATAACACCAGTAAGTAATTCAGAACCCCCCTCAGTAGGAAACACAAACGTTGGCCAACAATTAAATACTTTGCAGGGTGAAAATTTGATGGCAAAAATTGATGATAAAACTGAGGTGGCAAAAGCTATTACAACAAACAATGTTGTTAAAAATGATTTGAATTCTTCTGTAAAGAGGGGTTACATACCTGCAGTAAGAAACCAAGAAGAAACGTTTCAACAAATGATATTACAAAGTACCAGAGTTGTTTAACCAATAAAAAACCCGCCAAGGTTGCGCATTGTTAAGAGGCGTGGCGGGTGTGTTACTACTATTTAGAAGAATTACTTCTTCTTTTCATCTTTCTTAACTTCTGCTTTTGGAGCTTCTTTCTTTGGCTCTTCTTTCTTAGGAGCTTGAGCAAAGGCGGTTACTGCAAATGCAGCTGCGAGTAGAGATACGAGATACTTCATTTTATTTCCTTTCAATCAAAGTTAAAAATTCACAAGGCATTAATCTTCTTCAGCAAGCTTACTAAAGTATGCCATATCATCATCATCTGCTAAGTCAGGTTCAACAACTGTTTTCTTACTAGCAGTAAACTCTTTTGCTTTCACCTGTTCTACGGTCGTCTTTGGTGCTTCACCATTGAGGCCAAGTACCTTATCAAGACGTTTCTTCAAATCATCATATGATTTAAATTCTTTATCGCTAATCAACTCTTGTAGTGAGTATTGTGATTTCCAAACTGTTTCAAGTTCAGCATCATCATTAGACAATGGTGAAGTCGTTTCAAATTCAGATTTATCATAGTTTTGATAACCTTCAACTTTACGAATCTTTAACTTGAAGTTAGCACCTTTCCATAAATCAAATGGATTGACTGCTTGTTCATCAGCAAACTGAGGATTCATGGCTTCAGTAATTTTATCAAAAATTTTCTTACCATAACGGAACAAAAATACTTTGCCTTCATTCTCAGGATGTTTTGGATCGGATACAATATAAACGTTTGAAACGTAATTTAGTTTACGTTTTTGTTTGCGAACTACGTCTTTGTTCGCTTCTATACCAGAATTCCACAATGTAGAATTGTGTTCACACACAGGACATTGTTGATTCTTAGTGGTCAAACAATTATCGATTAACCAACCACCAGGACCTTGAAAGCCATGGGAGAAGATTTTGACCCAAGGCAGACCATCTTCACCATCTTTTTCAGATGCAGGAAGAAAACGGATAGTGGCCATGCCATTACCTGCTTTATCAACTTCTGGACGCCAGAAATTATCGACCTTTGTATTACCTTCGGTTGTTTGGGAGAGTGCCTCGACTGCTTTAGATAACTTTTCGAGGTTGCCAGATTGGCGTTTTAGATTTGCAAAACTCATAGTATTTCCTTTCGTATAAACGGAGTATAAAAACGGTATATAAACAACTTATCCACTAACTTCTCATTATATAATTATATTTATCCAATGTCAAGTGTACATTTTCAAAATACCGATGGTAGTTAAGGCATCCGTGTGAAGTATACCAACACCACCCCCTCTACGCCATTGGTCAATATTAACTGCTGTATCGTCAATCAATAATGAATTGGCATTAGAGAAATCTTTTTTTAATCTTTTACCTGGAACTAGGTTTACTTTGAAACCAATATTATGTGTTTGTAACCACATCAACTTCTGAGCCCTAATATCAGCATCTCGTTTCTCTGATGAGGTTGAGGATAATATCTCAGTAGGTATGTTCAACTTGCTGAGATAGTTTAATAACATTGTGGCATCAGGCATCAAATCAAGTGTTGCAAATTGTTGAGTGGCAATAAACTCACTAAAAAATTTATGAAACTCTTTTTTGTCCTCTGCTTCTTTTGGTTCCATTTTGTATAGTGCTTTGTATCGTTTATTGAAATCGGCAATCACACCATCCATGTCCAAGTAAATCTTTGTAATCTTATGCATACTCTTTAATCTTTTCTTTTAAAATCTGTTTAAACTTTTCTTTTTCATAATGTAGAAACGGCCGATACTTTTGACATTTCATTTTAAAATTTGGCCATACTATATCATCATAGATTTCTTTTTCCCACATTGGAAAATAATTCATAATGTTATCTAATATGATTAAAGTTTCAAGGCAAATATCACCTTGTGTTGCACACTGCATTAGTTTGGGAAACTGGTTTTGTTTCACAACCAACAATTCATTTGGATTATCAACTCTATCCAACAATCTAATTATATCAGATTCAAAGGTATAAGTCAAGCTTTGTATTCTTTTCTGCCACTTGGCATAGTTACCATCACCATCTTGTAACAGGTCACCAACCCATTCACCATTGCCTTCTAAAAAATTGGCAATATAAAAATTCTTTAATTGTTCTAAATCAAACTTTCGGGATAATTTATAGAATTGGTATTTGTCTTTACGAATGGCGAATGTTTGCTTTGAAACATTTGTTTTACCATTGTATTTAAAGTAATCGTAAGATTCAGAAGTAAAGTGCAGCTTCAATGCGTTCCATAAAGCATAGGCTGCAAAGCCTGTGTTTTCGGTCATATAGGCAGTTTCGAACTCTTTTTCAACATATTGTTATCTTGTGCTTCTTCTTTAATCTTTGCTTTGAGAGCAGAAGATATAAGAGTGGCAGCCACTTCTATTTCTAATCCTGTTTCTTTACAATGATGACAGATGGCATCCATGTAACCTAGATGTTCATCTGCCACCAGTTTTTCAATCAACATACTGAATTGTTTTATTTCTTCACGACTTGGCATATTAAATTCTACTATAAAATATATGATTACCTATTTTTGTTACGACCTTGTGTTTGTTCCATCCAGGATTTACGTAAGTTGCATGGTAATATAATGCATTTGTTTCTGCTATCTTATCATGTAATACTGGAACTGTCAATGCTCTTTTTGCAATTAGTAGAGATTCTTCCCATCTATACCGATCTTGTCCGTGTACCATTTCTTTGACCATACAGGTCCATGAAAATTGGCATACTGTTCTAAGATTGGCATCTGTGGTTTTTTGGTAAACAACAGCACAGATGTCTGTTGGGAATTGGCCACTCTTAACACGATTAAGTGTTACTTGTGCAACGGCTAATTTACCTTCGTATGTTTCGCCAGCCGATTCATAGTAAATATTTTTGGCGAGGCATTCTACTTGTTTGTTGTAACTTGCAGCAACTTGTTTCTCTGTTGCTGTCGATATGAATTCTTTTGATAGTGTTGGTACAGTAAACAAAACAGCAACTGCTGTTAATACTGCCGTGACTAAATTAATTTTTGGAAGATTAAACTTCATCTTTTCTCCTTGTTAAAGGCGGCCTAAGCCGCCATCTCCAATTACGATGTCGATTTCTTTGTAATTTTTACTTCAGGTTGTGGAGGGGTTTGCGAAACGAATAGATTGAGGGCTTCTGCCTTCTTAACTATATCTATTTCTGTGGGGAATGGTGGCAACTCGGGAATATCAGGTGATTCTAAACCGGCAATCTTTGCTGCCTCAACCTGTGTGTGCCATTGTTCTAGTTTAGCGCTTCTGTTGTATGAATACTCATCAGATACTAAACCTTGTGCCATTTTTAATAATTCTAGGCGAATTTCATATGGTGTCATTCTTCTACTCCTGTGTGTTATGTGTGTAATGTATCAGCGTTATGTGTGTGCTGATAATTTATTTATCCAGGTGATTCTGTTGCTAAGTTCACCTGGTGAAACTCCGCTTACCTTTTAGGCAGCAAGTGCAAACTTATTATCGTTAGCGTTTAATTTAATTTAGTGATTACGCCTTCTCTGGCGATCCTCCATTATTATACTAATCTGATAATCGAATCTATTCGCCCCCATTAGGAACTACACTAGACCAGTCTGGCTCTGTTTGCTACCGATAACTCGGTTCGTTCTAATGTAGTTGCTGGTGGAGGCGGTGGGATTCGCACCCACGTCTTACCAAACTTTTTAATAACTTCTACGAATTATTTAATAAGATATAATACAGTTAATACCAGTATTGCAAAAGCACAAGCACCAGTATAAAATGCAAAACTTCTTACTTTAACTTGTTTAACACAATCTTTGTTAGGCATTATAGAATCCTTTCTAGTAACCAAATAACAAAAAGAAAACTTAGACCACCGGCCAAAAATTTTAAAGCCCCGTACTGTCTTTCATTCTGCTCGGGGGTGCAGAGTTTTTTCCAATATTTGTTCATAGTGTTCCTATTATAAGTGTTTATACTTATATAGGCAACCAGCCAACTCAATGTTTACCACTTTATTGGCACCAACTGGTCTTAGCCTCACCATAGTATTCCCGTGCATAACCTTGTTGGATCAGCATGGAACGCAAGGATTGACCATTTAATATGATGTCACCTAGTACACGACCACCAAACTTATCCCATGCGTATAGTGTGACCTGACGTTGAGTGGCTTTGGTAACCATACTTTTGGTAAATTCGGTTGCAGCCTTCCCTCTGGCATCTTCCGCTGGACATTGAGCACGGTGACCTTTTTCTGGTGTATCAACACCAAAAACACGAACTGCCAATTCAGGCTTCAATGGTGCAGGTAAAAATGGTGCCGAAATTACAACGGTATCACCATCGTTTACTCGTACAATTTGTGCATCATAGGTTACACCTTGTGGTGTTTTTTGTGCAAATGCTAACAATGGTGTTGCTAACAATACTAATAATACTTTTTTCATTTGTATTGGTCCTTATAAAATTGTATGGCCTTTACCAAACCATCGATATGATGTTCTGTTTTTTCTTGGAATAATAAAGGTTGTTCAT